TTTAATTATGGATAAAAGAAAGAATAATGGTGGACATAGTACTAAAGGTTTTGCAGGAAGAAAACCTAAGTCAGAGGAGATAGCACTTATTGAGAAACTAACTCCACTTGAACCATTAGCACACGCAGCTTTATTAAAAGGCTTAGAGAATGGAGACTTCAAATATGTACAGTTGTTTTATAACTACTATGCAGGGAAGCCAAAAGAGACTAAGGATATTACCATTAACGAAGACTTACCTTTATTCTTATAGATGCAGGTAGATAGAACCAAAGCATTAGATAAGTTACAACAATTAGATAGTAGAGTAAAGATAGTAAGAGGTGGAACATCCGCTGGTAAGACTATCTGTATCTTATTAATCTTGATTGATTACGCTATAAGAAACAAGGGTAAAGAACTTCTGCGGGCTTCTTAAGGGATTGAATAGGTATAAAGACATTCAAATAAATAAGAGCACCTTAAAATACACCTTTACTAATGGTAGCTATATAGAGTTCTTTAGTACTGACCAGCCAGATAAACTAAGAGGAGCACGAAGAACAGACCTATATATTAACGAATGTAATAATATACCGTTTGATGCATACCAACAGTTAGCAGTAAGAACGTCAGGTAACATCTGGTTAGATTATAATCCATCTGCTTTATTTTGGGTAGACAAAGAACTGATAGGAAAAGAAGACACCGACTTTATAACACTAACCTATAAAGATAACGACTCACTACCTATAAGCATTGTAACAGAGATTGAAAAGGCAAAGGATAAAGCTAAGACATCTACATACTGGGCTAATTGGTGGAACGTCTACGGACTAGGAGAAGTAGGTTCTTTAGAGGGTGCTTGTATACCAGACTGGAAAGAAATAGATACAGTACCAAGTGAAGCAAGACTATTAGGTTATGGTATGGACTTTGGTTACGTACTATATCAAAAGGGAATGCTTAACAGGGATATTAGTAGATTCTTAGAGTCACACGATATAAGAGAAAACATAACAGCAGATAGTGCAGAGCCTAAATCAATAGCAGAGTTACAGGGATATGGTCACAACATACACGGAGTAAGTAAAGGAAGAGACTCAGTTGTCTATGGTATCAACTTAATGAATCAGAATGAAATCTATGTGACTAGTAACTCTATAAACCTAAAGAGAGAGCTAGGTGGTTATATATGGGCAACAGATAAGGAGGGCAACAAGACTCAGAAGCCAAGCGGTCTGCATCCTGATTGTATAGATGCTGCTAGGTACATACTAACCGACACCTTAGAGAACCCAAACAAAGGAAAGTATTTTATATATTAACTTTGCTAATCCAAAAAAAAGTTGTAGGTTTGATTTATGAAAGAAACAAACGACCCTTTAGAAACATTCAAGAAAAGAATGGAAGCTTACAACAAACCAGAAGCAGTTGCAAGACGTAAAGAAATAGAAAACAACTTAAAACAAATAGGAATTGATTTTAACTTAATATAAAATGATATGAAAGATTTAAAAGAAAGCTACGAATACAAATTAGTAAAACAATTAACAGCAGAAGAGAATAGAAGCCTTGTAAAGGATACAATTAAAAAAGGTTTGATATTAACAGGCATTTGTATTATAAGCCTTCACATCTTCTTAAATGCATTCCTATGGCTACTCAAGTACTAAAGGACTGGGAAGTTAAAAAGGAATGTTGGGCTAAAGATGTATATGTTATTGTTACTCCAATATCAAACAAGTGGAAGAAAGGCGGACAACCAGTAAGACTAACGATAGACTTCCAAAGGACATACAAGAAAGGAAAGGACATCTTTGAGCAGAACAGTAAAGAGCTTGAAGATAAGATAGATGAGATATACAGATATCTATACGAGAACAACTTAAAATAAAAGGGGGCTGCAGAAATGTAGCCTTCTTTCTATTTATACAAAACACTATAAATTTTATTGTTATATTATATGAAAGTAGAAATACAAATACCAAGTAGCTTATCTGAAATAACACTAGAGCAATACCAGAAGTTTGCTAAGTTAAACACAGTAGAGAACGAAGACACCAGCTTCTTAATGCATAAGACTGTTGAGATATTCTGCGACCTTAACCTAAAGGATATAGCTAAGATTAAATACATCTACGTACAAGAGATACTAAACGATATAAACAAACTGTTTGAATCTAAACAAGACCTAACACCTACCTTCACAATGAAGGGTGTTGATTACGGTTTCGTACCAGTGTTAGACGATATGACATTAGGAGAGTACATTGACCTTGATGAGAACTTTACTGATTGGGATATGATGCATAAGGCTATGGCAGTTCTTTACAGACCTATCACATTACAAAAGGGGGACAGATACCAAATAGAAGAGTACGATGGACTAGAGCTGATATTTTCAAAGATGCACCTTTTGAGATTTATGAAAGTGCATTAGTTTTTTTTTTGAATTTAGGCAAAGAATTAGTAAAAGATACCCGGAACTTTATGAGTCAAGCGGAACAAGTGCAGACGATAGAGCGATTAGGTTCAGCAAAAAATGGGGGTGGTATCAAACGTATGATACATACGCTTCAGCAGAGCGTATCAGAATTGAAGAAGTTCAACACGTCCCTATCAATAAAGTATTATTTAGATTAGCATTTGAAAGTGACAAGGCAAAGTTAATGCGACCAATAAAAAAATAAACATGAGTTACTTTAAATTAATTAACGGCATAAAAGATACTTTGCGTACAGATGCAAGGGTAATAACTATTACTGAGGGTGATATTGATGATTTAGACGCATACAGGCAAAACATACCTATTATGGCTCATATTGTGGTTAATAATGGAACAATAGAAGAAAACTTAAATATTTATACTGTTGTTGTTTCTGTTTTGGATATTGTTACAGAAAATAATAACATTACGCAAGAGAAGTTTTTAGGTAATGACAATCTGCAAGAGGTTTATAATAATACTGATAATATTATTAGGAGGTTCTTTATGTTAATGAGAACGAAACTCAATAGGAGAAAATATTTATATAGATGGTTCAGCCAACATTTGATAAAGTTTTAGATACTGAAACACAAAACAGATTAGCTGGTTGGGATTTAACCTTTAATATTGGAGTACCAAGTCCAGAGATTGACGTATGCGTAAACCCATAAATACAGAAAGAGCATTAAATAAGTTTGGTAAGGCAGTTGTACAACAGTCAAGAAGTAGACTAACTAAAACAAGTACTAACTTTAGTAAAGAACTATACAATTCTATTGGCTATGAAAAACAAGTATCAAAGAAAGGTAAATCATTTACATTCAGTTTTGAAATGGAAGAATACGGAACGTACCAAGACCAAGGAGTTAAAGGTGTTGGAGGTGTAAGAAAAACAACAAGTAAATTTAAAAAAACTAATAATAGGGGTAAACTTTGGAAACAGAAAGCACCAAAAGATACACCTTTTAAATATAAGGAGGGTAAAAAGCCACCTGTTAAAGCGTTTGAAAAATGGGCAAAGGCTAAAGGCTTGAGTCCGTTCGCAGTACGGGAAATAGTTTATCATGAGGGGTTAAGAGCAAAGAAATTCTTTACAACATCTTTTGAGCAACAATACGCAAAGTTACCAGACGAATTACTTAAAGCCTTTGGTGATGATTTAGATAATTTTTTAAAAGCATAAAGATGAGTAACAAAATAACATTTACATTTGATGACGTAATACAATGGTCAACGGGTCAAACATTTACACTTAACCAAGTAGATGCAAATAGTGGTTCTAATGATTTAATCTGGACAGTTGGAAGTTCGCCAATACCACAACCATTTACATTACCTATTGTACCGCTTGCACCTAATCCAGATGACCAAAAAGAACTAAACGCTGAAGCATTTTCACAAAGGTTATCGACAGATTTAAACCCGTCTTTATATTCAGTAGTTGTTACTAATAACATTGTTGTTGTTACTGCTTTAACTAATGAATTTGCATTTGAAAACGCAAGTAGCACTTTTGGAGGTGTTAATATTGTTGTAGATTTTACACCATTACAAAGTACATTACAAAGAATACACGCAAGAAGCCCGTATTTTATAAGTGCTAATGTTTTTGATGGTGCACAAGTTGTAGATGTTACAAGCGCAAAGTTTGATATTTATATTTATGAGGGTGTTTTAGATGTTAATAAGCCAAGTACACCAACTTACACATATGAAAAAAAGCCGAGATATGCTAATGATACTAATATTTATATTGATATATCAAGACAAATAAGTGATTTTATAGATAATAAATATAATGGTGTTTTGCAAACAGACTGCGTATTTGTAGAAATAGAAACAACAAGTACTTATAGCGGTGGAACTTTAACAGATACTAAAAAG